TGTTAGTGCCTATTTCGGCAATTTATTCACAAATACACATTTATTTATATACATGACAACAGTTGACGACAAGAAGATCATCCTCTTAATTACATAAAATATATTCTGATTGATTATCAGTAAGTTATAAACATACATTTGTTGTATTAGCAGTGCAAAACAGCCCTAAAAACCCCGTAAAACGGATAAAAACTAGGTGTTTTTGCAAGCAATATGCAAGCATAAAGAATAAATGAGTTATGAAAGTATATATTGATAGCAGAGATTTTAAGGTGTACTTATCTGTTACGCATAAGTACAAGAGGTTTTATCTGTCAACTGGATTACAGACAACAGAGAAGTTTGACGGAATGGTTTTTCCTCGTTCCGACAAGTCGGCAAAGTCTAAGACCAACAGACTTGCACAGATATATAAGATGTGTGATGATTACATCAATGAGCATAGTAACGAAAGCGTTGACGAACTCAAAGAACATCTTAAAGAGTTGATTGTTGGCAAGAAAAGGAACAGGAACACCATTATTAGTGCAATAGAGAAGTTTATCGACACAAAGGATAAGACAGGCACTATAGCCGCCTACAAACATCTTATAACGGATATTTCCATATATGATGAGAATGCCACGCTTGACGGAATAGATTTTTCGTGGGTAGAGGGATTCTATAAGCATGAGGAAGAAAAAGGCAGATGCAACAATGGTATTATTGGAGATATTGATAAATTGAAGTCAGTATTTAACTGGGCAAGAAGAAAAAAGCTCACTACTAATTATCCATTTGAGAGGGCAGCTTTCAAGAAAGATAGAACACGCAAGAGAAATCTATCTGTAGAGCAGTTACGAGCCATACGAGATATTAAACTCGATGCCCACGATAGTATATATAGAGATTTCTTTATGCTTGGTTTCTATTTGATAGGTACGAACTTGTCGGATATTCTAGACCTTACCAAGGAAGACTATAAGGACGGACGTATATCATTCTTCCGTAATAAGACTAACAGATTGTACGATATTAGAGTTGAGCCAGAGGCTAAAGAGATTATAGATAGATACAAGAATAATAGCAGCAGCAACGAATTATTTTCGTTTATGAGGATTACTCATTCAGCAGGGTATGCTCAGTTTACGACAAAATGTAACTATTGCCTTCGTTCTCTAGGAAAAAAGGTATATGACGGAAGACGATACGACCGCACAAATGATGCGATTGAGCCAGACCTGACAAGCTATTGGAATCGCCATACGTGGGCAACGTTCGCCGCAAAGATAGGAATACCTATGGAGATTATCGGAAGGGCATTAGGGCACTCTATTTGGGATAATTCAATAACTGGAGTGTACGTAGAATACGATACATCTAAGATTGATGAAGCCAACAGAAAGGTCATTGACTACCTGAATGCCGATTTAGAGTGTAACAAAGACAACAAATAAAACTCAAATGATGTTTTGAGTTTTCCGAAAGGGAAAATAAAAAAGGGAGGCTATTAACCTCCCTTTCTTGCTATTTATCAGATAGAATAGTTTCTATTTTCTTACGATAGTCAACAGAGCCATCAATGAATGCGTGCATAAACAGAATGCTATCGCTTATCGGCACGCTGATAGGCTCGTTGATGAAGTCCTTTGTGACTTCCGAGTTATTCACCAATGCAGAAACAAGTCGTTTCTTTTCGTAATTGAAACCTTGTGTAAATCCTGCGGCGAATGGTGTAAGCGAGTGAAAGAATGGTGTTGGTTCTTCACTCAGATTTTGCAGTCTCTGTTTCAGAGTCAGTTCCTTTGTCTTTTCCATCATTATTTTTCTTTTCAATTTCTTTCTTCATTTTATGCAAGCGTTCAACTTCTTGCTCGTAGAGGTTGTCAATTGCATCAGAATACTTTAGGTATTGTGTAAGGCTCTTCTTGCGCTGCATAAACTCAGCCTTATTCTTATACTTCATACCTTGTATTGCGGTCAGTCTGTGACGCTGCATTTCAAGGTGCAGCTCATCATAAGCCCATACCGTTGTCTGTACCGCTTTTTTCTCATTACTCTGTATTTCCTTTGAGAGGTTAACAAGAGATTTGTATCTTCTGTTCTCCTCGCTTATTACCAGTTTGAATATTCCCCAACTGAATACGAATCCAAACCAAACGAGTGCAACACTCCAACTGCCAGTACAAGCGTTCATTATGGCGAACGCTATACCTAATAACATTTCGGCATAGTAAATATCAAACCAGCCAAACCATTTCTTAATCATTTTCTTCATGTTTTTTGTTTGATAAATTATTGTTGAGACGAATATAGAAATCCTCATCACTCTCTCCATTCTGCTTAAAACTAAGGTTGTTCTCTTCGATAAAGTCGAGGATAATCCAAATGCTCTTTTTCCCGAGGTTTCTAATCTTATCCAAATCAGACTTACCATGGAATTTGCGGAGTAAATCGCCTACGGTATATACGTCGCACCATCTGAACATATTCAGAATACGAACAGGAAAGCCACAGTCGTTTACATCTTTACCAAGTATTAATGGTGGAAGTATTGTTCCACCGATAGGAGTATCACCTTTTGCACGTCTGTATTCATCATAACTAGCTTGTGTTGCTTTTAGTTTCTTCTTTAAACCATCAATCACGATTCTCAAATCTTGATTTGTAGCAATCTCGGCAATGGCGGCATCCTCGTTGTACGTCAGCTTATTGCACGTCTTCTCTACAATCTGTCTGATTCTAGTTGCTGATACGCCATACTTGAGTGACAACTCATCATAGGTCATTCCGTTAATTATGTCCTTTAGCAACTTAGATTCACGATAACTGAGTTTTGGAGTGATGCCAAGATACGACATAGCGTTTATTACGCCAAAAAGCATACCAACAGCGTTGGCAGCCAGTTTGCCGTTTGCGGTTGCTCTGTTTCTCAACTCGGTAAGTTCAACGTTTATTGCACGCTTGTGCGCTTCAACTTCTTTGAGCTTATCATCTATCATCTTTTCGTTGGCTGCAAGCATCTTGTACTTCTGGGCGTATTTTTCAACGTCCTCGCTGTTTACATACAAGATACCATTCTCGCCTACACAACTACCAATGAGACCTTGCTCGATGTAGTTACTAATAGTCTGTCTAGATAAGCCAAGTATCTCGGCAGCTTTGTTTCTTGTGATTCTAGCCATATAACCAACTCTTTTATTATTTCAGATTTGAATCTGCTAATCTCAGCTCTAACTGTTGTATAATGTTGTCGATTGTCTTTCCCTTATAGTCAATGGCAATCTTCTTCAATGTTGCAATCTGAGCCATAATATTAATTTTATCCCCTGCTGTCATCATAATCAATATTTGTTTATTAAGATGCGGTGCTTGCAAAGTTGTAGTGTACAACATAAACATAACCGCCATACATTTTTCCGTAAGTAACCTCTATGAAGTCAAAGATAATATCTCCACAATCCTTGTATGGAATCAAAGGTTCAGTAGGGAATGCTTTATATTTCGTATAATAACTACTTACTTCTTGTGAAAGCAACTGCTTAAAAATATCCACTTCTCCATACTTTGTGAATACACCTTTGAACTCGTTTTCATTGTCTATAGCAACAACTACTCCAAGTTCTTTCTTGATACGTACACCCTCATATTCGTTGCGAACGCCGTTAAATATTGTTGATGTAGTAAGAATCCCTTTAATCTCTTCCATATATCAATTTCTTAAAATGTGAACACTAACAGCCTTGTTTACCGCATTAGGCTGTGACTCATTAAAACTCTTGATGAAGTTACGTTCCATTTCTTCAGGAAACATAGCTTTTTTCGGTTTCGGCATTGATAACGTGCCTACTACTTTGTATCCCCCCATAAGGGTGATTACACACTTTCGAGTTATTCTTTCTTCTCCAAACATATTCTCTAAATTTAAACGTTACTATTCGTATCCAACAATATCATTTTCTCTAACTTGGTATGTTTCTTTGTCGAAATTCATTCTGACATCATACACTATTGATGGAACTCCTTTTTCATGCACTACGTTATATATGCCTTTTATATTAATAATAGTGCAAGGTACATTTGCAAAACACGAATCATTCACTATTACTTTATCACCAACACGATAAATGGAATTTCTTACTGCATATTCAGTAGCAAGTTTATCCATTTCGTCTTGATATGAGCGGCGTAGTGCTCTGCGACTGGCAGCAAAATCGTCTCTTGTCATTTTGCCTTTTTCTACGAGAAGTTCATCAAAGAACTTCATTCCTTCTATAATCTTATCCATATCGGTTATTTTTTAGCATTCAGTAATCTTTCCTGCTTTTCTTTCATAGACTTGATGATAGTGTTCTGGACTTTTTCGAGTACGAACTTTGGAGTCTCATTATCACGAATAAAAATCGGATAATAATACTTATGCCGATTGAAGAACTTCGCATCATCATCACCCGAAATCTTGATAAAAATACAAAGTTCAGACAACACAAGGTCACTATGACCTTTTCTGCCCTTATGTTTAGGTTCAGAGTACTTGATGTTATTCTCATCAAGGAACTTCTTCACCTTCTCTAACTTTGTTTCATTCTTCATAATCAAATATCTTTTTAATTAAACAATCATGTTACTCACACGCACGTTAGTATAATAAACTATTCATATATTACCACTAACTAATAGTGTGAAAACGTCAAAAACAGAAACACTAGCATTAATCAGGCATTCCGCATCCATTATCCATTGGAACAAAAATGCCTTTACTCGTTGTTTCAGTACCTTTCTGACTTTTCTTTCTTCTGCATCCATATCCGTATATGATGTGCCGACCACAACTTCTTTTTGCGTCTCTGCTTGTTATCTCGTATGAACATGGTATGCAAACATAAGCGTTATCACCAATCTCAAAAGTCGGATTCTTACGACCGAACCTAATCAGCATTGTTTCTACTTGATTAGGCACACGCTTGTCTGCCATGTGCAGTTCGGCATAAGTTGATTTAATCTGCTCTTTCTTGATTAAACGTTTCTTGATACCACTAACAGAACCATGCGACAAACCGATAGCACTCTGTAATTGATTCATCGTGATAAAGGTTGAGCGACACAAGCGATTTGATTTCTTATTACCACTAACGTGTGAGCTGTTCGCCTCCTGACTACCAATCTGAAACAGAAACAGAAGTTCATTCAGTCTGTTATATATGTCCTTTAGTGTATATTGTTTGTTCACTTCGATTGTGAACATCTTTGCACCTTTGAAAACTCTTCCGTTTTTATCAAGTTTCCTTGTATCATCCTTAAATGATGTAACAATAAATCGACCATTCTCTTTAACAGAGAATAAATCATCTGTCTTGATAGCATTAAGCAACAGTTGAGCCTTTGGTTGTGAAATGTGAAGGGTACGCATCAGTTGTCTTGTACCCATATCAAACATTATAGAATTACTATGCTGCATCTTACACCAAATAGCAAAGCACAATATAGTCATGCGCTTACTCCTTTCTACCTTGGAGTAACCGCAAGCATATCGCTCTACCAGTTCTACATTGATGTTTAGATGTCTACGCATAACAAAAAAAAGAAAGGATTCCAAAAAGTGTAACGGCACTTAATGAAATCCCTATATTTTTAATCTCTTCGGTCTCTTTCGAGCACCTACTTAAAAAATATCCTTATGTCACAAGCTGTAATTTACCGTCACATCACGCTTTTCGAGCACAAAGGTAAGTATTTTATTTCAGACTGAGTGTACTTATTTTTCCGTTAAAATTATTAGTATGGGATAATGAGAGATACGGGTATTTTAGGAAAAATATTATGTTTTTTTAACACACAAAAATGCCCCACACCACCAAAAAATGATGATGCAGGGCGATATGATAGGTATAAAAGAAATGCGAAAGTAAAGCCCCACCATTGAGCACCAACGGCAGGGCTGAGATAGATATATGAGTTCCAAGATGATAAATTCATTGCAAAGATAGGCAAAATATCTGAGAACTCAAAGAGATAGTGAAAATTTCTTCTGTAAGCGGCTAAAATAGTTCGTTGGTATGATTTATCGGTGCGATAGTTTCATAGGCTTAGATAGGGGCTAAAATAAATCCTCGCCTACCACAATAGGCAAGCGAGGAACTATATATGTACGATTACTTAGTCCTTAATAGCCTCATTGACCTCGTAATCCATAATCTTTGCCAAAGTGTTGCTGATTAACGCGCTGATTACGTTGTAATGGCTGGCAAACTTATCGTCTATTCTGTCATTCACAAGCACACCATACTCTTCCTTGGCTCTATCGACCTCGCTCATAAAGTCCACGTACACCTCACGTAACTTGATGAGGGTCTTAGCCAACTTTGGCTGCTCCACGTTCTGCAATAATGTTGCATTGATATTCTGTCCGTTCATATTCTAATCTCCTATTAATTTAAATTGAGTGATGTCTGGCTGTTCAAGCCAACAATGGTGAGCAATTCCATAAATGTAGCATCATACCAACGTATCTGTGTCTGCTGCTGAAATCTAGGGTCTTGCTGATTCTGTCCGTACTTGTCAAAGGCTGGAGTGATAACATACCAGCTATGCACCTTTCCTCGCTTTCCTGGGCGGGTGGCGTGCTTTACTACTCCTTTGAGTTCAAGCATACGATTGAATGCTTGTGCCGATATACCAACGTTGTGCGACTTCAATAAGTCTGTGGCAGCGTGCGTAATCGGCTTTTCCGTTCCTGCGTTTACAGACTGAGGAAGAGCATCATCCAAGCCTACCATCTTACCAATCTTCTGAGCGATGCCCAATTTGCTTGCGTCATTCAAATTGAGGAACTTTGCACTCCAATCAGCAAAGACTAACTTTGCTTGAATATACTCCTGCAAAGATGGCTGCTGCTGAACTTGTGCAACTGCGTGATGGAACACTCTACGATAAACCTCGAACACTGGGCGAACCTTGCGCGCAACAAAATACTCCAAACATGCCGAAGTGAGATAGTAATCAATCTTCTTAAAACCGCCTGTAGCAGTTTTGCCCGTTTGGGCAATACTGATAAAATCCACATTTTCGATGAAATTTGCTTTTAATGCTTTTACTGCCTTGCTTCTTTCGGCGTAAACCAACTGCCAAACATCATCAAGGTTTACTGAGAACACTTTTTCTTGTTGGTCTAATGCCAACACACCACGGAAGTAACGCTCAATATCTGATGGGTTACTATCCTTTGATAGAATTACATTTGTATTCATATCACAAAGATTTAAAACACGAAAAACTGCGCTACGTGCTGTTAAGGCTCTTTGTGAAAACCCCGAAGGTAGTTTCCTATCCCTCGACACGGCGCAGTAATCCTTATATAAAATTACTTTATATTCAATAAGATTAGATACAACAATCGCACCCTCATAAGAAGATGCGGCAATCGTACCACAAAGATTTTTAACGTTGCAAAGATACGAAAAATATTCCAATCTTGCGTGTGCTAAGTAATCCTTTAACCAAACTTTAACATTTGGCAGTTATTAATTATTCGATTAATTTGTTTTTGGGATATAATAAATCCCCACCTATACTTGATAGATGGGGAAATATATGCTATCGTTTCATTGTGCTTTCAAGTCCATCACGCAAATTACTTACAGCAGAATAATATCCACTAAGTATTGATGATGCTATATCGTACCTATCCTTATAGTCTTTCCAAAGCGAATCAATCTTTCCTTTCTTTTCATCCTTTGGCTTTCTGTACTTTGGAGTTTGGTTCATTTGTCTCATGTAATATTTAATTTCGGAAAATACATGCTCAATAGATGTATCACCATCATAACCAGTGATATGCTTTAACGCTTCACTCTCTGCCATCATATCATCCAATATTACAGATGGTGTAAATCGGCTCACATTATTCAGTCTATCGCTGGCAATACATTCGTACTTTCCGTTTTGCATAAACATAGTGTACTTTCCGTCCTGTACAACAACATCTATTGTGGTAGGGAATTTTAAGTTCCAATACTTTAGTGGTCGATAGTCAGGAGTAAGCGTAACCTTCAGTATCATTTCACATGACTTCTCGTCTTCCATATCAGTTACGAACTTGTAACTATTAAAGGTAAGTGCGACCCATCTTTTAAGATTGTGCCACAACTCTGCCTTGGTCTTTCCGTTACACTCATACTGCTTGGTTTGTGTTACAGACTCATAAAGTACAGAATAATCACTTTGTGCGTTAGCCGTAATTGCTAACAAGCACACAACAAAAGTAAAAATCAATTTTTTCATAATTCGTTTAATTTGAATGTTCTTTATCGTATTGTCTGGTTTTATCTTTATCTATCCAACACCAAACTTTGATTTTCTTGTTAACTCCATCATAAACACAAATATTCCAATTATTAAAGTCTATGCGGATGAGACCACCATCGATAAGCCATGTAGCTACATTATTTTCAATATCAGGTTTGCCTATTAGCTGGTATTTTTCCTTGATATTCATTTGTGGGTCAAGGAATTGCGCGTACTCTGTTGTTGCTTGATAATAGCGATAGATATTGTTTGTTTCGTGTCGCTCTCCATTTAATTCAATTCTACCATCTGTTAAGACAAATGTTGCTTGTGCGTTTACTTGCACGACCATGGCAATCATAACTGCCATAAACATTAAAATCTTTTTCATAAATTGAAAATGTATTTAATTATCAGTAATATTATAATTACCACCAAGGAGAATAATAAATGCTCTTTGGTGGTCTTTGGATGCGATACATATTATTCGGGCAGATAGTTGTAATTCTCTTCGAGATAAGCTTCAAGCTCATCTATCTGCTCTTGTGTTGGCTCGCCCAAGTTATCCTCGGTCTCCGAATCATCAAAGTACTCATACCAACCTGCACCATTCTCAGCGTTGTGAATAATATAGTCTGCAATACTGCTGTACCAACCATTCATAATGGCATCTTCGTTGTCGTGAACGATACTACCAATGTAATTGTCGATATTCTTCTTCATATTTTTGCCTTATCCGTGTTGGCGAGGGCTGAATTGTTCTACCAAATTTCTACAACTTCAAACTCTACATTGCTATCCCAGTCGAAAGAATCCATATTGTCTTCGTCCTCAGGAGACAGATAATAGTAAGCCGTTATCTTAAATCCTTCAACCTCTACTGGGTCTCCAGCATACTCATTTTTACCGATATGCGAAGGATCTTCAAATGAAGGGTACATAAGTCTGCTTGTAGGTTCTGCGTTCGATTCCATCGCCTTATTTACGATTTCTGCTCCAAGCTTTTGAATAGCTTCTGATTTATTTAAGTGCTTCATACATTTCCGCTTAACCGTGATGCGTAGGGCTAGACTATTTATATTATTTCAAGAGATAACGCAATATGCGTCATTATATTGTGTGTAGGGCAGAAATTTTAATCTTTATTTCTGCCCATGGCGCAATCGAACAATGTGCCGATTAGCCAAATTGCTATTAAGAATGCCATAACTTTTTTTGCTTTAATCGTGATACATTATTGAGATATTGTAGCTGCATTCAAGACTTCTGACGAAATCAATGAACTCGTTTTCCGTCATATTGATACGGCAACTAGGTATCTTAGCATTTACCATTTCTCCATCATCGTACACTAAGTTATGGAGTTTCTTAAATATCTTTCCTTTGAGTGATGCTATAATCATAACTTATTCCTCCTCTGTATTATTGTTGTTATTATTCAGTTCCTTGTAATACTGCTGAATCTCCTCATCAGTCATACCCTTTTCTCGCATTACACGATAGTTGGCAGAACCACGTCTGAAATAAACCTGACTGCCATAGACTGAGCGTAGATTGTAATACGCACTTCTTACCAGTTCTTTGGTTAATACCTTGCCAGTGGACGAATAAACGCCCATCTGCTGCAACATCATAGCTGCATCGGCAAAGTTAGGTGTAGTCAATTCTGTGAAGTCATTGGTACACTTCTTAACCACATTCCATATAGCTTTATTGCAAGGTTTCTCAGCAGCCTCTTTCTTGCGCTTTTCCGATGCAGCCTTCTGTGCATTTGATAAATCGCATTTTCTAGGTCTACCCAACTTCTTAACGACCTTACCTGACTTTGAGATAAATTCTCCGTCTTTTGCCAACTTCTGCTTGCGTACTTCCAATGCGCTCTGTGTTCGCTCTTGAATGAGTTCACGCTCCATCTGTGCCGAGAATGAGAAAGCGAACAGTAGCATTTCGTCAATCGCTTTCAGATGGCTGCAATCAAGGTCAATGCCCATCTGAACGATAACCAAGCGCACACCACGTGGTTTCAGTTCGTCATTCACAAACTTGTTGATGTCGCTCATAGAACGACCGATACGGCTGACTTCGGACACAATAAGTATATCACCTTTATCAAGCATCGGCAATACTACCTTACCAAGGTTTCTATCCTTATAAGATACCTTACCCGATACTCCTTCCTCCTTCACTTCGTGAGTAGCTTTGAGATTGTGACAATTCAACCATTCGTTGATTGTTCTTTCTTGCTGCTCCAATGTCTGCTTTTCAGTAGAGACACGACTGTATATTATTACTTTCTGCTTTGGCTCATCATCATCATCGGTCATGTTTGCCTTTGCGTTGCAGCTTTTGTCAGAACGGCAAAGGTAGTGACCTTCTGCCATCATGCAATAAGGACAATCCTTACAGCCGATGTTCACGATGTCGTATTTTACAGATGCGCCACCTTCATTCTTGATTTCTGTTGTCTTCATTTCTCCTATCTCCTATCCTATCTCTTATTACTTAAAACGTTACTTTCTTCTATTTATTATCCACGATAATAGAATGATACATGAAAATCGCTGCTTTTACGCTCTCGGTCATTCTCAATCGCTCCAAACATATAAGTATCAATCACGTAATCTACATCATTGTTCTTGTCATGTTCAATTCTCTTCACCCATTCCTCAACAACATCAGGACACCAAGCATCGCCAAGGAATCTAACCAACAATTTGTTATCGGTTTCCTGTCGTACCAATACTGGCTCGTTTCCTACAAATCCAACCATTTCTGTATTGTATTTATTCCAAGAATATTGTCCATAATTGAACAAATCTCTTACTAACTCATCAAGGCAAAGGTCTTTCTCGTTGATAGGGCAATAAGCTGCATTCTTAATCTCCATAGTCTTATTACTTTAATTCTTGTTCAACAATATCAAAATTATCCCACGTCTCACCTTCGTTGTCAGAGATATGATAGAATGAGCCTGATACGCTGATTTGGAAATCATCACAATCCAATGAATGCTTATAGCTTTCCAATGTGTTCAGACCTTTGTCTTCCATCGCTTTTCTAGCCTTGTATATGGTATCGAAGACTTCTGCCTCAACCTCAACTGCCTCACCCAATCCATGTTGGTATGAAGTGATAACTACATATACTTTCATATCTTTACCATTGAATTAATTTTTTAACTTCTTCGTAAGTTTCCTTTGTGATTATTTTGCGCCCCTCTGTACAACTCTTTGTTGTATGAATGAGGGTAATCATGCAAGATGAATTGCCGTTAAAATCTTCGGTTGGTTCTACGCAAGCTATCTCGTTGGTATTAATCAGCATCTTCGCTCTTGTTGTTACTTCAATAAATTTGCTCATAACTTAACCATTTCTATCTCGTTTACTGCTGACTGAACCAAAAGACTTGAAACCTCGGTTGGCTCGTCTATGATATCAACAAAAGTGACTTCCTTCGTTTCGTTGTTCAGAAACTCCACATAGTCGGGATTTAGACGTTTATACACTATATATTCCACTCCGTTGATTTTTGTGGTAATGGCGTCATGGTCTTCTCTGAGATAGTCGCTTATCTCGTTGATTAGTCTCCAATACTCTTTCAAAGTTAAAATTTTCTTCATCATATTGCTAATATCTTAAAATCTTTTTAATTACTGCGGCTGCGAGAATATCGTTAGCGGTTATAGGTCTAGGCTCTGTTATGCTTTCTGCACATGCTGCACCACCAAAACAATAATGTTCTCTTCTCCATTCCTCACAAAACTTCTCAGCCTCCCAGCGTGTAGGAAACTCCTTTTCTCTCATTTCTGAATGTGGTCTTCTTCCATATTCATAATGCGCTATGTGATGTACTTTCATTTTCGTTCCTTTCTTTTAATTGATTAATGTTTGAAATTTGTTTCGATAAACATTATTTGATGAATATCCAAGACGATAGTATCTTTAAGAAATGAGTCGTTAATTATAAGTAGCTCATTCGTTCCGTCTACTCTATACTTGCAGTTATTGAAGTCTATATGAAAACGAACATCAGGGATTGCAATATGAATTACCTTACTTTCTGCTTTGGCTACTTTGATAGCCTTTCTTAATTGATTTACTTTCATTTTATGATGTATTATAAAAGTTTGTATATGTTATTAATTTAATCATTCCTTTGCTCCGTGGAGGTGGCAAAGGTAGCGTATGTACTACTTTGCCAACACCACATAAGCAATCGCCTACAGCCGCATTTAACGGCTTAATTGCTGCAATATCCAACCGTATATTGTTATGTGGAATATCCAAGCATACCGGAACATATATAGAGATATACACAACCTTTGCGGTTGATGCCGTTTCTTTGCGTTCTGAGACGTTTTCATTTGTAGGTGGTGTAATTGTCCGCTCGGTGCATTTCTCGCTCGCTTGATGCTCATTTGGCACGCTATCCAATGTATCATCAGGTACTGCTGCAATCTCTTCTTTGCTTGATACCAATGATTTCTTTTGCGCATCCTTGAATAGCTTTTCCAATTTAACGCCATCCTTAAAGAAGAAGGCACACCCACGATAGGTATTACTTTTTGTTCGCTTATCATCGGGCATGAACTCTTTGCAGAATCCAGACAAAGTGAATAGTTCGCCACAAAATGATACCTTATTGTCTTCTGCTGCAATAACCTCTGTGCCATCAATGAAGGTAAGTGCATCGCCTACATTTACACCAACTGCATCAAAGCTAAACTTATTGCTAGGCTTATCCAATGGCACTACCTTTGCAGGTGCATTCGTTTGCTCTGTTTTTTCCTCTGTAGCGCACTCTTTTTCCTCAGCTGTAACATTATCCACCTTTGTAAGAATAACGTCTTCTGTAGGCTTATTTGCACGTTCCTCCAATACGTCAATATCGAAATGTACGTATCTAGTATCTATAGAATAACCTCTATCCTCATATACGGCTGGCATAAGCAAATAGATATTACCAATACTATTTGTTGCAACTGCTGCATGAGAAGAAGACATACCGAGATATAATGTATCAACACTATCGAAAGCAACAATAGACTTAATCATAAATGATACGACTTCAAATGTATGCTGCAATTTGTTTTCGATAGCCAATTCACGCTTGCAATCATCATAAGATAAGGTAATCTTACTTTCTCCAGATAAGCCGTGCAAACTAATAGTATTTGCACCATCTTTCTTTGCAACCTTACAGAATTTCTTTATCTCATTCCAAGCGTTTTTATCAAAGTGCAAAGCGAGTTCATTTGATACCTTTGGGAAAACACTCTTCCAATTTGGGCATCTGCCAATGTATCCGATATTAGAAACAATACCATCAAATTCTAATTTGTTGCATTCATTTTCGCTTACTTTTTCCTTTGTGGCTGTAACATTATAGATTTCTCCTTTCTTCATTTTCTTGCACATCAAAGCAAATTTCTTTGGGCTGATATAGAAGTTTGATAAATCTCCCGAATGTTCCAATACCTTTGCAGGAAAAGAAAGTAATTTGTGCCCATCGCTTGCAACCAAACAATTATTAGCTGCATCCAATATGATATAGTTCATAACAGGGCGCAACTCATCATCGGTAACAAATTTGCAAAGCTCGCTCATTCCTTTGCTTACTTCAAAGGTAGCCTTTCCCAATAATTCGCCCGACTCTTCAAATACAAATTGTTTGGCATTTCTGCCAACACTCGCTAGCTTTTCGAAGACTGAAACAAAATAAAAGATATTCTTCAAAGGGAAACTGCAAGTATATGTACCAACACTAACAGTTACCTTTTCGTCTTCATTTTGCTCATTGCTAAAATTGAACTCCTTATTTAACATATTAGCAATCTCGCTTGCAGTATAAGAGCCGTAATCGGCTACCTTTGCCATCTTCTCCCATACTGCAAAGGCTATCTCATACAACTTGTTTAAGATAGCCAAATTCATTTCTTTGTCACTCATATATCCAATTGTTTAAAAGTTACACTTCGTAAAATTGCCCATAATATTTTCCCCAAGCTACCAAAGACAAGCGCACACCACCATTCTTAATTGGTGATACGCTTATCTTTTCACGCTTGATACGTTTCAGACGTTTATCAAACTTGCAATAAAAGCGAATAAATCTATCTTTTAACTCGCTTTCTTTTTGCTCGCTTACATGTTCAAGGTGGAGGCTATTATATGTAGCATCCAGCCAATTCTTTATTTTTTTCTTTGTTCCCATATCCAAGTTGTATTTTTAAATTTGTGCCGTGCCAAATCTCGCTTTTGGAGGTAGTCTCTAACTACTCACGGCTATAGTAACTTTTAAGCAATATATTCAATTAATTTGTTTTTGTAATATGATGTAAAAGCACCATCCAAATACTTTTTGTCTTTTGTGTCTATATACTTTAATATCCGTTTTGCATCATCCCTATAAATACTATCCTTGTGTGGATGATGATAGCCAAGAATATCACATATTAAAGATGTTAAGCGGAAATCTCCAACACTCTCTGTATATTTCCCATATCCATAAGGGTATTTGTTACAACAAGACAAATATCTTATAATAACGAATTTCTTCAAAGCTATCTTATTCATATCTTTCTATTTTTAGCCGTTTATTTACTCTATATAGCCTTATCTTTTCCCACTTGATAAAGTGTACCAAAGGGAAAAGATAAGGGCACACACACTATTATTTAACCCTCAAATTTAGCGATAGTACTAGTTATCTCGCTAACTACCTGAATAAGACTATCCAAATATAAGGTATCATACACCAAAGTATTTTTGAATGTAAAATGCAATTCAAACTCATTTGTTTCTTCGTGCCAAATATCAAAGCGCACATCACCTTTTAAACACTCGCAAAAAGTATTGTTACTAACAAATTCATCATTGCATGTAATTTGTTCGCTAACTACATTTGCAGTAATACCCAAAGCACGAAGTATTAATGCTAACTTTTTTAATTCTTTCATATTGCTAATTATTTAATGTTACTTTGTGGTGCAAACGGAATCGAACCGCTACCAGATACCGACTATCTTTGCACCTATCCAATATGTTTTATGATATTGTCTTTTTGCCGTAATAACGCAAATTAAGCATTTCCTTTTGGCTAGTAAGTTTGCAGCCACACAATTTGTTATTTGTGCTGTAGTCTGCACCAAGCGCACGCAAACGGCTGCTAGTTGTAGCCGTATTAAAACCACCATCGGAAAAATACACCTTGCCACGTACTTTTGCATATATATATGTATCATACAAGCGTACAAATACATTTGCACCCTTAACAATTACTTCTGTATTATTTTCTCTGTAGTTAACTTTATTATTTATAGCGTTAACCATTCTTTGCTCTATCTTTCTCATTTTATTTGCGTTTTAAAAGGTTATTTACTCTTTTACGTATTTGTTCCAATTGCGCCCTACAATAATGCCTAATACGTAACTAATGATGCTAAAAACGAAAGGTATTGTTATATCCATATCCAATTAGTTTAAAAGAAAATCGAAATACTTTGCAGCACGCAATTCATATTCGTTTGCCCACATTTGACCGTAAGGCATACCAACTAAATCTATAAATTTACGTGCTTTTGCCTTAAATACAATGTAATCGGCAAACAGGGCTTTAGCCTCCTTTGCTATTTTGTGAAAATTTGGCTTTTCGTCTTCTTGTTGTGCCGTGGCTGCTAAAACTGATACACGATTTGCAATATCGCTCAATTTGTCGGTATAGAAGTCTATCAAAATGTTTATTCTAATCTTTTTCATATCTTATATTATTTGTACCTTTGCACCCACATAAGCGAGTGCAAAGGGTATTGTTATTACTTCTTTTCTCCCAATTCTCTCTTTGCCAATTCATTTGTAGTTTCCCATTCCACATAGTCCCAACTTGTGCCGAAATGGTCTACACAAAGAATATATTTATCCAATAAGTCCGAATAAGTGAAAAGCAAGCCAAATGTTTGCTCCAGGTACTCTACATCGTCATCGGTGCAATCTGTAATAAACCACTGATAAATGTCTTTTTGTGTGCCGTCTTCTTCATCGAACAGTTCAAAGCGCATATTATCATAAATAGATGGGTCTATCTCTGTAATATTGTTGCAGAGGATAAGCGCATTATTACACCAATTTACAGCTACTGAATAATTTGTTTTATAAGTCTTCATACCTAAAATATTTAAAAGTTACTAATTAATTTTGCTAATTCGGAAAAAACTAATAACTTTGCAGCCGTGTTAAGTAAGCAAGTTATTTCGATTTTTCGATTTAATTTGATTCGCCCACTACTTTTTTAAGGTAGTGGGTTTTTTGTTTAAATATGCTTTTCGGCTACTTTCTCCCAATACTCATTTATAGAAGTATCAAGAGTAGAAACATAATGCCCAAGTGGACAATACTCATCAATCTCAATAATGCCGCATACGTGCATAGCATCTACTAATTTCTTATAAGATGCAGAGCCGATAACGTGGATAGCTAACATATTAAAGTTAACCATAAAATCTTTGTTTAACTTTGTGGATAGCTTATTATATACCTTTGTGATATATTCGATAGCCTTTGCCTCCTTTTCCTCCTTTGCTTTTTGTTCCTTTGCAGTCTTGATTCTTGCAAAGTTCATTTTTGCCCACAACTTGCAAAATGTATCTTTATCAACATCTGCAATCATATACATATTGTTGATAATTTCAAACTCAGAAGATGATACCTCCATTCCTACACGCTCTACAAATTCATTGTACATCATATCGCTTTAAATTTTAAGTTACTAATTTGTGGCTATCAATTAATCCGCCTAATTGCCAACGGCTGAGGTTTTCGCCTACATATAACAGTTACTTATTATTGTATTTGGTTTTCATTTATCATTCAATTTATTTCTGTACTCTAACTTTTCCTTACTCACTTTAGAATGTTTCAACGCTTGAAATAATAAGTAATAATGTAGCTACCTTCCGTATAATAGCCTATCCGTTTTCCTTCTTTCATTTTCCGTAATTAGTACTACTGCAATCAGCATGCAGCCGCTTTTCCGTTTTTTAACCTTGACGGAAAATAACAAACCTAATAATCGATACACTATATAGTATCATCAACATATCACTTGATACGGTTTGTTAGCTTTTATCCGTATATCCTATATTTTGGTATTGCTATTATCTTATATCTAATATGTTGTATTACACGTAATACGTATATGATAAGAGTCAAGCGCACAAATATATAAGATAGATTTTATTGTGCTAAATGTAAATAAGTCAAAGAACGAAGCATTGTTATATATGGATTCCTATGTGTTAAGTAAGCATCCTTATTTCTTAAATGCACTGCAAAAGTACTACTTTTATTTGAAACGGCAAAACTTTTGAGCAAAAAATATGGGATTTTTTGTGTTTTTTTCTCGCTTTTTCTTGTTGGTAATAAATAAGGACACCGATTTGCTATCTCTGAAATAGCAAAATAAGGGGTTAAATATGGATTATTGTGTGATTATATAGGTTTTTCCTATATTCGCACCTTTGCAGCCCGAAAAATCATCTTTGCAGCCGTTTTCTTTATATGTATGTGCGCATGTGTACCTTATATATAAGGAAAAGAATAAAACCGCTTTATTTGCCGTTTGCAGCCGTTTTCCGTCTTATATGTATGTTTGTACTATCTTTCGTTTTTGGTACGTTTGCAGCCGTCTTTTTCTGTTTCCGCTTTCATTTGCTTTTTGTTTCACAAAAATTGTGCGTGAAACATTATGTAAGTTTCTGTATATTTATGCAGGATTAAAATGTATGTTTATGCAAAGTATTATGGTAAATAGAAAACTTTTTGGGAATTTCGAGTTTTCAGCACCTTTGCCGCAAACGTTCTATCTTTTTACTTTTTATCTCTTTGCCTTTTCTCTTATTTTGGATAATTTACAGAAAACGAAAACAGAAACGAAAAAGCCTATTTTTGCCGTTTTTTGCCGTAAAACGTCCCTTTTTGTCGCAAATAACGTATTGATTTTCAGAGATTTACACCTATATAGGGCAAACCACACCCCACCCCCCGTTTTTGGCACTCGCAGGATGGGTCAGCTCTCTTCCGAAAATTTTTTATTTTTTTTATTTTTATTTTTTTTGTAAAATACTATGATTTCGCCAATTCAGCTTTTCTACCGAATTTTGAGCATTTTTGAGAATATCATATCTACTTTTTCTTTTGCATAAAGTTTCATAGTATCTACTTTTAGCTATTTCTGTGCGTCAGGTAGCGTTTTATGCAGCTTCGCGTTATAGTTTACCACCAGAGTATTTTAAACGTCTTAGAACTCAATTATCGAGCTTTTTACATCAATTTTCATTTTTTGCGGAAAAGTAAGGTCGTTTTCGGGTTTAATGTATGTTTTTGCTATTTATAGATTGCAGTTTTCACTAGACTATCATTAGGGGTTGTTTGCGAAGCATTCTTCTTAGGGGATGAGTATATAGTTTACTATATACAGGGGTTGACATCCCCTACTACGGCTGCGCGCGAGAGTACAATGGTTTATTTACGTGTTATTATTATATGGGGATTGTGTGAAATGTTAAATTTTCAATATAAAAAATCAGATTTATGCGGATAACATATATTTAATTGGGGATATGGGGAAAATGGTACAAATTTGCAATTTGTTAAACTATGTAAAGTTCGTTTTTGGCTTGTTTTTTTGGCGTATATTTGCAGCATAAATGTTTGATTTACGAATTACCGACTTTGAAATATGGCAGAAAAGAAATTCTACATACAGCGTTACTTGAAGTCCGAGCAGGGAGCTTGGAAGGCAGACGGAGTACGTAAGAGTCTGGAGGATGATTTCGGCGGCGGTTCTGTCCGCTACAAGTCATTGGACGGATTGAACTCAAAGGGTAAGCAGAAGGGTGTATATACCGAAAGCTATCCTGAGAGTGATGCGTTGAGAGTGTTTGTTGACCCGAATGCTAGGCATGAGAGCACCAACGCCACGTTGTCAGTCTGCGTGTTCGGGTATGATGTTGATGAAACTACAGAGCTTTCCGTTACTGAGCAGATAAAAGCTGCCGAGAAAGCATGGGATAGTCTGTATTCCTACTTGGAGGGTGCGCTTATCCTGTGGTATGACGATTACAGACAGAAGAAAGCGTTGTTTTTGGTACAGGATGCTACAGAGCCATCAACGGATAACATCAAGAACATTCCGTATCTGCTCTGTTCGGTCAAGTTGGTAAACGTCTTCGGTCAGTCGTTTGATGGTGACAGTACCACGATTGAAGATTGGTTGAAGAATGGCGGAAAATAGAAACGACAGCATCCGCAAGCCGGTAGGACGTATCTCTTAGATACAAGTCTAGGCAAACAGAAGGTTCGAGTTCCTTCTACGGTCGGTGGATGCTTTTAAACAGTTGAGAATGTATGCGAATAAAGGAAGAATCACTTGACAGGGCGTTGGAAGCGGCATCGTTGCAGACGAAGGGATTGCCGAAACGCTACACGGATGGTAAAGACCCATTCTGGATAATGGCTGTTGTGCTTGTTCAGAAGCGCAATTTGGAGGAATGCTACTGTATTTATCAGCAGAATGCGGACAAATACATGAAGCTTTTGCAAGACTTCGGTACACCGAGTCCTATCATGTCTATCAAGAGCATTCATCCTTACATGTATCTTGATGAGGCTCAGTTTATGCCGATCGGATGCATCGAAGCAAAGAAGAACTTTCTTAAAAACGAGCTTGGTGAAGACCCTAGGGCTTATGAGGTCGATGAAATGACGGAATCGGACGTTAATCACGCGTTATTGGAGATTGCCATTGCCAAACAGATGAGAGCTGATGAGGAAAACAAGAAAATCAACGTACTCAATGAGGGGAGCGATTTGGACGGAACGAGATTTGAGGACATTGAACGTCAGAAGTTCGAGTTTGAGTTGGCTGAAATGAGAAAAGATGGATGCTCCAAGAAAGAAATTAAAGAGTTCATTGACGAGTATAATGCCAGTCATAAGCAGAAAGTTGACGATGAGCCATACATTTCAGAGGAAGACCGCATTCATAAGGAAATGGAATCAAAGGACGTTGAGAAAACTCCAGAATGCAGTGTTGAAGGTGAGTTTGATGCACCTGAGATAGACTATGATAAGCTTCATGAGGAATCAGAGGCATTCAAGAAAGAGCAGTTGAAGGTTGCCAAGCGCAAGTGGAAGCGTGCCTATGATGCCGATTCAGAGAAGCGTGAAGGAAGAGAGTTTGAGAACGAATTTGGCGAAGATGAGGAATGTGAGACGTTGCAGTTGCCGAATAAAGAAGCCGTTCCTGTAAAGCGAAAACCAGGCAGACCAAAGAAATCGTCATTGGATTACACTGCTAGCAAGCGCGATACGACAAAGAAACGTGGTCGCAAACCATCATCAACTAAAAAATAACAGATTATGACTAAATCAGAGCTTTTGAATAACGTGTTCTTTGAGAATGCAAAAGGTGATTTGCCTATCATATATATAACATCAGATGATGATGTTGTAAAGGTCGGTGGCATTATCAATGCACCTATGGTTGGCAGAATTTATTTTAGTGAGGTTAAGAAAACCATTACGAAGGATGAATTGCTTGCCAACAAAGAGTTCATTTGCGCAAGTGATGATTCTGAAATTCTTATTGATTTCGGTGGCTACAGACGCGAGACACTTGATTGCTATGTCACAGTTGACGATAGTTGCATTAATATCATTGAGCTATGAGGAATAACCATCACAATCCTAATAAAGTACCGCCGTTCAAACCAGACCCCGAACATTGGACTAAAAAAGTTCATTCATGGAAGGCGAAGGTCTCATACGAGACAGAGGATGATGCTTGGGAGTTTCTGAATCAGAATCCGAAATTAAAGTCTCTTGGTTATACTTGCTACCTGTGCAAGGTGTGCTCTAGGTATCATATAGGTAGATTACATCATAAATAGTTGAGATATGGATTATTGGAGTGCAAATTTCTATAAAGCAAATAATGAAAGAGCGGCTGCTATTCTTGATAAAGTGAAAAAGGGTGTATGGCTGTTTTTGAAAGACGAAGATGTTGTGAGGAAAGATAATTGTTTCCTACATAAATTTGGTGTTCTGTCTTGGGAAAGCCGTTATAAGAATCCTACACCTTTTCTTGCAGAAGTTGGAGAAGAAGAAACCATTTTGAAACCTGCTTTCGATGTTCAAGGAATGTATGATATATGTAATGTTGATGTTGGTGGAAAATGTGGTTTGTTTAAAACAAACAAAGACCATGACTGCATAATCGTGAACACGCGATTTTTTCTATTAGGTCTTGAATTAAAAGATGTTTAACATAAATAGTTGAGAATATGAAGAAGTTTTTATTAGTTGCATTAATTGCAGTGGTGTCGCTATTGGCATTATGTAGCAGAAATCAGAGATTTCAAGAAGGCAATCGTGAGTTGTATGACACTATTACGGTGTACTCTGTTGACAAAATCGTAGAAACGTCTGGGAGTAAAGACAGAATCAGTACAGAGACTTATTATCTTGTTGCCACAGATAAGGGGGCGTATCGTATAGATTTGTATGGAATATGGGGTAATCCTCAACTTGTCGGAGTTGTAAAACAGAATAAAACGTATATTGTTAAAACCGAGTGGTTTAATGCTCCAATTCTTAAGGAATACAAACGTATAACTAAACTGATTCGTGAATTATGAAGAAGAAAGGATATTACGAATACGACCCTGTTATCTATCCAAGAATGCTATGTGTCGCTATTGGTTTGAACCAAGAAGACGCTAATAAGTGTTTCGAAGGTAGAAATGGAGAGGTTTTGAAGGTTGATTTCTCCAATTATGACGCAATAACCTACGATATAGTTAGAGAAAAGGCGAATAAGAAGCTTTGTTCATTTATTAATTTTGCAAGCAAGGATTCTATGAAGATGGGGACTTGTTGCCATGAAGCTTCTCATGCCTGCGAAAATATCGAGGATGATATTGGTATGGAACATGGCGGCGAGCCTTCTGCCTACTTGATTGGCTGGATTGCGTCTTGCATCAACAAGGCTCGTTTGGGTATTGGAGATTTTGTTGAACTAAAAGATAAGGAGGAATAGCTTATGGATAAAAACGAGAAATTGAAACTTGGTGACATTTGCCTTGCGCCAAAAGAGTTTTTTCTAAATAATTCCGATGGAAAGCTAAAGCAGAAAATAGAAAGTTATGCGGAAGTAAGAAAAGATGGCAGGGTTATGTGCGCGGTTGTTGAGGATGTAAATTCAGTTTTCCCCAATGAATCATTATATACAATCGCTGTGAAACAAAAACAATTTGCACCTCCAATTAGGGTTTGTGTCAGTAAGGATTATAACCTTGATTGTTTTGAATTGCTTTCTGAAAAAGAGATGAAAGTTGCTGGTTTACTTTGGTTTTGTTATGGTGTTTAATATAGAAGGAAATAGCTTATGATTAAGATTGAAGATATTAAGATTGGCTCTATCTTGCAGATTAGGAAGGTAGATTTGGAAGATATTACTAGTTCTGTGTTTATCGAGATTATAGACCCTAACAATATATATGACTCATTTGCCATTGAAGTCATTGATATGGCTGATGGAGTGTGTGTAATATCATGTACTAAAAGAAATGAATCCATTGGTGTGGATGCGGATAAATTAGCGAAGGTTTCCGTCTTCGCAAACGAATCTGCAAACAAAAAGACGGAGCAAGTATCTCATCCATCCCATTATGCGTGGTTGAATGATTTGTGCGGTGTTGAGCCTTTGGATATTTGCAGACATCTTGACTTCAATACAGGGAACGCTATCAAGTATCTCTTGCGCAAGGATAAGGTGGATGGCAACAAAACAAAGACCGAGAAGCGCATTGAGGACTTGCGTAAGGCGGTGTTTTATATCCAAGACGAAATAAAATTATTGGAGCATGGCACAGACTAAATACACTTGTAAGGATTGCGTATTGTTGAATGATGAAGATTCTTAGTTCCCATATTGCTTGGGCAAAGACTTATATACATACACAAATCCTGACGATGATGCTTGCGGAGACATTATTCCGCTGGTATATACGTGCAAGGATTGTTTCTTCTTCAAGGATGGGGTTTGCAATGACCCTAATGAGATTAGGTTTACTTCTGAGGAGAATCCATCTTGCACAGGTTTCGAGTACAAAACGATTGTAGAACAAAAATAAATATATAGTTATGGCTAGAATTGCAAAAAAGAAGACTGTTGACAACAATGCAGGTTTGCTTAAAGTTGTTGTCGGAATCAACAGAAAAGATGTTGAAAGCGTTACCGACTTCGGTCATTTCTTCATCGTAATTTTGAAGGATTGTGCTATTTTCCACACACATATTGGATTTGAAGCACGTTTTAAGCGTTGGGGAGGTGTTGATATGGAAGGGCACGCGCTTACCACTACAACATTCGCGTGGCTTGAAAATCTTGTTGCGATGAAGAAAGAAGTAAAGGGGAAAGAGAATGATATTTTCCCTGAGACAGATGTTACTTATCAGGATATGCTTGATAGTATGGTTATCATTACAGAAGCCAACATTACTCATCCGATTACAGCGTTCACTGATGCAGATGATGCTGCAAAATTTGCAAAAGAAAAACTTGATTACATCGGTCGTATGCAGAAAGATTTGGAAACTGTAATGAACACTCCAGTTTCCGAAGAGACAGAGGAAGACTTGAAGAAGAACTTTGAGCACGGTCAGAAAGCAATATTGGCAGAGCAAGCAGCCGAGGCTCTTAATCAAGGAAAGGAATAGCTTATGTATAATGAATGGTATATAGAACTGAAATACGGACTATTCCGAGATTACAGGATTGTAAGGATGTGTGATGCTAACGGAGTGAAGCGAGACGGTATCTTTATACCATTCATTCAGAACGGAATCAAATGGGATGGTGTAAAGGTTAAGAATCCTGTTCAGTATCTAAAACCTATTTGGGCTGCCGCCGATGGTTCTAGATTACACAAGTTAGTGCCTATGGTTTCTGTGGATTTCAGGCAAAAGATGGAAGATGCAGGTGTATTGTCACCAGATGATAAATACCCTTGTGATACGGTAGGTTACGTTTATAAAGATAAAAATAAGATATAACGGATATGGTGTACTTAGGTAATGATACGATGGATAAGGTAGAGCGGATGGTTTGCGAACAAGTGAACACGGCTATGAGTACTGAGGAAAAGGAAGGAGTGAATGCAGATGATTTATATGTCGGCAACACTAATATTCCTTTTGCGAGAGCGGTAGCAAGGAACTTTGTTCTTGACGTTCTACACAATCGCTATGGCTTTTCCTATGCCGTTATCGCGCAGCGCGCGGACATCAACGAGAAATCTGCTATGCGATGTGTCCGCAAGTGTCACGAGCTTATCGGGTATGACAAAACCTATGCGTATGTGAACACTTTAATTAACGATAGATTGAGAGAATGGTATGGGGAATAGCAATGAATTATTGACATTGAAGCGCAATGCCCTAAGATTGGGATTGTGCGGAGAATATAAAGGGAAATGGGATTCTGCCGCGAGTAAGCGAGAATTGGTAAATATGGCTCTTGATTCAAACGGAATTGAGTTTATGGCTGATTCTATTGCTTTCGGATGGGGATTGTCAAAAGAGTACCTTTTGAAAGAGTTTGGTGAGTTTGCCAATGGATTCTACCAATGTAACGAGCACGGATATACTAGCGAAATGTATATAGGTGCTCATGGAGTTATCAAGGCGCGCTCTACGATTATTCTTGTCGCATACTGCAAGGATTTGGAAATTGAAGTTCCTGAGAATATGGTTACTCGCATTTATGTGTGCGGAAAGAGTGAAGTTCGCATCGAATGCAAAGGAAAATGTGACCTCATAGAGTACGGAGAGGATAATGATGTTAAAATCATTGGCTACGATGATGCAAATATGACGCTAGGAACGATTTATGTGTCAGAGTGGAATAGTTGTAAGGATGAACAAAAATAACGTCTTACAGCTCATTTAAATAGCAAAGTTTGGTAAAAATATTTATATTATTTTCTTGTTTACAGAGTGTACGGCGGTACACAGACATAAAGTGTAATTTTACTTTTTATATTAGTTAAGGTTTAGTTAGATTTATGTTGATTAAAAAGGGCAAGTTCAGTTGTGAAACCGAGCTTGCCCTAATTTTATATATAGAACACAGAAAACTAATTCATAAATACCTTGATACCATTTCTTCCTTGCTTGTGACCGCCCTTTACACAGCTAGCCAAGGTGTCGCGAATATCAGTAAGTATTGTTGTCTGCAATCTCAACTCAATGAGTACAGGACTGCTTGATGTATCTTGTGTTATCGCGCTGATACTATTGCCGAGCTTTTCTAACAGAGTGTCGCGGATGATACGGACATCTGCTTGCTGAGTGGCTACATAATATCGTAGGCTGTTGAGTATTGACTCCAACGCCTGTGCGGTTGATTCTGTAACAGACTGAATACCTTGCTGCAAAGCAGATATATTTGAACTGCCAGTAGGTTTGACGTTGAGAACGTCCATCAAGTTCTTTGCATACTCATTGAATAATGCAAGGTTCTTGTCTTTCAGCTCCTTGATACCTTCGAGTTCTTTCTTGGTAACGTCAAGACCATTGTTTCCACCTTCGCTGCCCTCAGATACCGCTTTGTCGAATGCTTCAAGGATAGGCTGAATGTATTTTGAAGTAGCTCTATTCATTAACTGCTTGGTGAGCATTGTATTGAAATACTCATCAAACTTATTATTGAGTGCTTCGAGTGCATCACTGCCTTCATTGAAAGCATCTACCCACGCTTCCGAGAAAGCTTCAGCAGCAGATTTATAGTTAGACTGAGAACCGAAACCGCCAAGTGCTTCTGTCATAGACTCACCTAATTCTTGGATTGTTGTATTCAAATCATCAATCTGCTGTTCCCATTCTTGAATCTTACCTTCATCAGGTTTCTTGCGACCGCGCTCTGCGTTAATCATTGCTTGGTACGCCTTCTGCTGCTTTTTAAGGGCATCGACCGATTTTTGGTTGTATTCATAGAGCTTTTGCGTATCAAAGGCATCATCCATACTCTTTTTAAGCTTTTCGTAAGCGTGTTGTAAGGAATTTACAGCGCGTTCTTGGCGTGCAATTTCCTTATCAATCTTTCCTTCGTTGCTAAAGAGTTTAGCTACGCCCGTAAGCGCGCCCATTGCGCCCGATACGACACCTGCATAGTTTTTGCTATAATACGAACCGATTGCCTGACCGATATTATCAACGACACTAAGAGTGTTTTCGAGTTGTTCATCAGAACCGCCCAAAGCTTCAAACAATCCATTGAATGCTGTTGCCATTGTAGATACAACACTCGTAATATCCGTCACGGATTTTGAGAACTTTGCTTTTGCCTGCTCTTCCTCAGTCATAATCGTTCCGAGCTTTGCAATCTGCTCATCGGTGAGGTTTAACTGAGATTTTAAAGAGTCGCGAATGCTTTTGTTGGTTGTCAACTTCAACTTTAAAGCTGCAACAACGCTTTCGTCCGTGCCTTTAATCTTTGTTAGCTCGTTATACTCCTGTTCCAAAGACTCAACATAAGCATTTTGGCTCTGTAATTTGCTCGTCAAATCTGCTCTAAGTCCGTTAAGCTCTACATACTTTTCTACGCCGCCCGACTTTTTTAAGTCTTTACCAACCTTAATCATTTCTTTAAGTCCGCTAGTGAAAGCCTTGAAAGGATTGCGTGAATTGCGAACTTCATTGACCTTATTAATCTGTTCCGCAATAGTCTTCAACTCTGTTGGGTCTAGGTCTCTAAGCTCTGTACGCAACTGTTGCAGTCTTTCTGCCATCGCATCAAGTGCCTTAGAAGAAACTTGGTCTAGATTATCAAACAGACGAACATACATGTCGCTATTTTTGAAATTCTTCCAAGTATTTTCATCGGTCTTTTTCTTGTATTGCGCATTCAAGTTTTCTTGCAACTGTTTTTGCAACTCTGGATTCTTGGCAATATTCGCATTATTTTGCAGCTTGTAACGCTCATTGATATACCATCTGTCGAGTTGAAGCTGGTCTGTCAATTGCTGCTTGTATGCCTTAATCAGCTCTTGCGCTTGATTAACTTGGTCTTGATAGACCTCTTTATCAAGCTTATCAATCTGCTCTTGATACTGCTTCCATCTATCAGAACTCCACTTTGTGTTATTTCCGAACTTTGCTGTGAATTGGTCTTCTATTCCTTTTCGTACATCATCGAATGACGATGTAAGCTCACCGAACATTGACTTAATCAATCCGTCAGACAAACCTTCTCCTTGCAATTTTTTGTAGAGATTAAGTTGGTCGAAAGACTTATTAATCTCATTTTTTACATCATCCAACTGCTGCTGGAAAAACTCGGTATCGAGCTGTATTTGCAGTTCTACGATGTCGTTTTTAAGCTGTGCGCGCTTCTCGAAGTCTTTAATTGTTGGTTCAATCTGCTTCAAAGCTTGAATGAGTCCTTGTTTGTCAGGAACGAAACTCTTAACGATTTTGCCTGGCATTCCGACATATTTCAGATTGTCAGCATACTGTTTCATAACAGATTGCGCTGCGCTATCATCATCCATGTATTTATCAAGCTGTTCATACTGTTTGTTCATCTCTTTAAGTAGAGAAATGCGCTCAGACAAAATATCTCGCTGTTGTTTATCAACTTTTGAGTTCTTGTTGGTATTTTTGTTAGCAAATGGGTCTAATCCTCCAGCTAAATAGTTCTTTGCAAGAACGTTCTTTAACTGGCTTCTAAGAAATGATATGGCAGTTTTCTTGTTGAATACGGTATTAACGCCAACATTTTGGCTTCCCCACTTCATTGTATCACTTATACCAAGACTTGAACCATGATACCATTGAATTTTGCCTCTATTTATCTGGTCTATCAATTCCTTAATATCCTTTGCTGAACGCTGAAAACCTTGTACAGAACCAAGTGCATCTTTTGGGTCAATAACATCAAGACTGATTGTAATCTTTCGTCTGTCTGCCTCTGCTTGCAAATCGTCCATGAAAGAATATACTCTTTGTCTTGCGTTGTTCATGCTTTGACTATCTGCATCAACCTTAAAATGATACACCTTTGACGCGATTGTAAGAAGTATTTTTCTCTGTAATTCTCCAAGTTTGTTTTCCGTAGCAACATTATCCCAAAAAACTTTTATCTCGGCTGGCTTGAGATTTTTCAGGAATCCGGCATTTATATTATTAACGTTATCGAACAATCCTTGAATTTCGTTAGTAGCCTCTTCTTTTGCGCTTCTGAAAGAACCGCTAAGTGTTGCGCCAAGATTATCTCTAAGTCCATATAATAGCTTTCTGAGTTTGTTAGCATATTTTTCAAAAGAGCTATTGTTTCTCTCATTGTCGAATATTTCCCCCATAACCTTATTAACTCGTTGTAAATATTCTACATCGAGTTCATTAGGTTTTGCGCCATCTTTAATGGAATCGTATGCAGCTCTAGATTTTACGGATAATTTATCATAACCTTCACCGAGCGCATCAATTGCAGTTTGTGCTCTAGACGCAAATTGTCGAACATCATTTGCTGCATCATCCAACTGCTTCATATCCTTCGAGAAACTATCTGCCCACAAAGGTATTCCAAACAGATTGAAATTGCTGCTATTAAAGAAAGAGTTATCTTCACCATTGATATAAGATTTCGCATCTTGCGCCATCTGTATAAATGTATCTATTTTCTTCTTTGATTCCTTGATAGCTTTGTCTAAGTTCGATAAATCGACTTTCTCTATACTGATAGGTATTTCGAGATTTCTTTTTTTAAGCTCATCGTACAAATCTTCAAGTACACTTTTTGAATCATCTAAAAGTCTATCCTTGTTGATGATGATACGAACACCGCCACCTGCTCTTTCTGTAAATTTATCCTTGATACGTTCATATTCAGCAGATAACTCACCAAGACGTTTCTTTGCATCAATAGTTTCAGTGATAATTTTGGATTGCTCTTCTCTGAATTTCTCGTATGCAAAATAAGCACTTGAAACTGCTTGTGCCAATGCTGCAAAAGCGATTAACGGAAGATTATCCATTACAGCCCACTTAACCATCTTACCTGCTGTTTTTGCAGCAGAACCGAGATTTCTGAATGATGCAGTAATAAGACCTAGTGCATTTTTCCCTTTTGATGAATATGAGGTGAAATTTGCATTCCATATTTCTTTTAAGCTGACACCAGTCTTGTTTGATTGCAACATAAGCAAAGCAAGAATACCTATAATGTCTTTTCCTACAGATGCAATAGTTTCCCAGTGTCTAAGTAATACGGTCGCACCACTGATAAGCCCCTTAAATACATCGTCGTTTGCTGTACCAATATCATTGAGCATCACATCGAAAGCATCCTTCAAGTTGGAAATCTTACCTTGGAGAGTTTCAGCCTGAATCTCTTGCATATTGTAGAATGTTCCACCCTTATCGGTCATGCGTTGGAATATTGCCTCAACATCCTCAAATGTAACCTTACGCTTGGAAATCATATCAACAATCTGTGCGGTCGTGTACGCTTCTCCCTTAACTTCCTTAAAGTATTGTTGCAACTCACCATACATATTGATGCCAGCCTCAGTAAACTGACGAACCTCAGAGCCGCGAAGGTATGCAGCAGCCTTGACTTGTCCGTATGCAAGGATAAGTCTTCCCATATCAACGCCAAGACCTGCTGAAACATCGGCAAGTCGCTTGGTTGTATCATAAAGTTTATCAGACTCAATTCGGTAAGCGGAAAGTTGTCGTGTGTAATCCACCAAGTCCTTGATACGGAAAGGTGATTTAACGGCAAGTTCTACTGTCTTGTTGAAAATCTCGTCTGCCTTTGGCTTGTTCTGCAAGATAGCTTCGAGTGAACGCTCTGAAAGTTCAAACTGACCTCTGACTGATGCAATCTGCTCGACAAAATTCTTGATAGAACCCACGGAGAATGCAAATGCCATACGCTGTTCCCAACGTGACATATATCCAGCCATATATGATGTTTGTTCTGTCAACGCGCGAGAATTAACACCAGCCTCTTTCAAGTTTTTGTTATGTTGCTCAATTGCAGCATTTAGAATATCCAATTTTCGCTTATAATCAGCATCGGTTTGAGACAACTTCATACGAGCCTCTTTCAGATATTCTATAGCGCGTACTTGGCGGTTGAGCGTATTTGCAGTAGCAGAGAAATCAAGCGCGCCTTGATATGTGGTGTTTGCCTTGTTGTTTCTCGTCTGATAGTCTTTTGCTCTATCAGCGTATGCCTTTCTCTGTTTGTTGTTGTAAGATTGTTCTGCACTAACCATCTTATCAAGAGCCTTCTGAAAAGCAACAGCACGTTCATTATACATCTGCTGCTGGTATCGTAACTCATCCTGTAATGACTTCTTTCGCTTAATAAGTGCATCTTGGTCTGCCTTGGTGAGATTTTGTGTTGTATCTCGCAACATACTTTCAATAGAACCAATTTCTTGCTTTAACTCAGCAATATTCATACCGCTAGCACCCTTTGCCGATTCCTGTAATCTCTGAAATGCAAGTGCCGCTTGCATAATACCACTAGTGCCAGAACCATTCATCTTAGATAGCTGTGCTACCATGTTTTGAATGTTTTGTGCTGCTGACGTAATGTTATTGTTCATGTTACTTGCACTCGCACCTACGTTTGAGATACCACTGCTTGCATTTGAAGCAGATGCGTTGATTGTTGCGAGTTTTGCTATAACTTGGTCTAAAGAATTAAGGAACGGCTTAGTACCAACAGACATATCCTTGAAAGATTGTGTTACACTAGACGCGGTATTTTTAGCCGTATCTTGTAACTTCTGCAACTTATCATCAGCCTCTTTGATTTTCTTCAATGCGGACTCTGGTATAACAAGAGCACTGCCTAATGCTGAATCTGCCATAATTCAAAAGTTTAAGAGTTTATAAAATAGGTATTCCAAGGTCATTGAAATTTCGTAAATCCTCTGCACCATTGATTACCTTTGCATTCTTTAATTTGTCGTTCTTCTGATTTTTGTCTTTGTCTGACGAAATATATTCAATATGAGTAAAATCCATAGACGCAAGGCGAATCTGAGGAACAGTCATTTTCCATTTATATTCTTCTTGCGAGCACCATGTGTTGGCACGTAAGAAATCTATCATTTGTCCGTATTCTGTTCGTGACGGGATAATTCGGCTGCTTGTTTCTTCCTCATCAGAGCTTGATTGCGGACGGTCTGAATCACATTGGTACTCGCGAAGAAAAAATCCACATCTAGCAAATTGAGAATTTCAACGAGTAATGTTGCCCAATCCTTGATGTCATAGTCTCCCCAAAGCAACTGGTCGTAAACTTGTTGGTATTCCTCAGAATCAATGCGTTTTTTGTCATTGAGCAAGGATAGTGTGATTACTCTTGCCACCGATGGAATATTGATAGCAAACTCCTTGATAACGTCACCCATTGATAAGTTTTCGCCCTTGACAATCTTGCAAGCCTCCTCTGCAATCATCCATTGAGTGCCTGGCTTCAATGCTCTTATCTCCCACTCTGTACCTTGTAGCTTTACTATTGTAGGAGAATCATTCATAATTTGCGCCAGACGTTCCATTGCAGCATCAGACAAAGGAGAACTAGGTAACACCTTATTCTCGTCTTCTACAGCCTGTTTCTTAGCCTTATTCGGGTCTTTTTGTGATCTATATACTTTTCCCATATATATGAATTACTTTCTAATCATACTTACTGTTCCATTATACTTCTTGGATAGGTTTTGTAGCTTCTGAAACGACATGGAAATAACTCTGTAAGATTGTTTCAGATTACCACCGCCATCTTCCAATATCTTAGCGTATGGAATAGTCGCAACAACTGCTAAATCAATTACTCCACTAGGGGAATAATCGTTTTTGAGATATTCGTTTATCGCCTCACGACCTTTAATTTCTTCTCCATACCAATTCTTGCCTTTGGATGCTTTTGGTGAGGATGATAAGTAACCTATCTTTTCAAGCTTGCCTTCGACGTAAATGCCATATCCGTAAGAATCATAGAGGTTGTATGTTTGATGTGTGTACGTAATCTCTTGAATACATTCTCTTAACACATTCTTTGCATCCTTGTCTAATTCCTTCGTAATAAGCTTTAATGCTTTTTTGTATAATGTTTCAGCCATAAATGATAAAACTTAAAAAGGAGCGGACAGCATTAAAGCCGCCGCCCCTTGTATATAGTCGAGAATTGTTGAAGAACCGAAATTAATCAGATTCCGTTGGCAATGAATAGTTGTGGTCAACATAGAATGGTGTGCGAACAGTCTTAGCGCCAACGGTAAGCGCAATATCCTTGGCAGTACCAGCCAATGCAATACGAGCCAAGTTTGAATTGAGAGACTCAATAGTCAACTTAGAATTGAGCTGAACCTTTGGAAGAACGTAAGCCTCCATTGTGGTTCCGTTAGGTTGAACCTGTACAACATCAATCTTTGCATACTTTGCTTTGTAAGTAGAAGGTGCAAGAGTCTTCTTTCCTGTTGCATCGTCTGTAAAGTCACACAATGCAGCCAAAAGCTCCTTCTGCGTATCACCAATCTCAGCCGCAAACTGCCATTTACCAAGTTTAACAATGGAAATGATAGGAGAGTCAGATGTCTCGCACTCAATATCGGTGGTGTCGTTATCATCTTGTGAAATAGATGTAGTGTCCTCAATAACATCCTCAAGAATGTAAGAATCACCCTTTGGAGCAGATTCATCGGTCTCTGTGCCATCGAACAATGTGGCAACAATATAATCTGGCTTGATGAACTTGACAGCTCCCGCACCAGTATTTATAACCTTTTTCGCCATAATATAATGAGTTTTAAATGTTACATTTAATAGATTTTATATATTTATCTTGCGATAACTGAAACAGAAATCATCTGAAAATGGAACTGACGATTTGAATCATATCCGCTATCACGGTAAAGAACTTGAATTGTATAGTCCTTATTATTAGATTGTTTAATCACATCGTCAAGGATTCCTTCCATCTTGTCAAGTAGTTTAACGTTCTTTCTAAGTGGAGTTCCCTTTGGTCTTGCATAGAGATAAATGTTAGCATAGCCAGAGGAGTAACCGCCATGTTCTCTTTGCTGACCTACGTCAACATTTACAAAATCATCCCAGTCTTTGCTAGTTGTAGGAGGTAACTCTCCGACAAATATGTTGTCTGAGATTTTTCCTTTAGTAAGAAGCATCGAAAAGAAATTTTCAATGCGAGACAATCTGCGATTAATCCTCTGTGCCATACCTTGTTATCCTAAATACATTTTACCTTATGATGAAAAAACTAAATGTCAGTACCCTTGATGTAAGCTACACATCCATGCATTTGTGTCGGATAAACGCCAATAACCATTCCGTCAACGTCCATTCCGTACATCTTTCCACGGAAACGAATGCCAGCATTCAAACCTTCAGGAATATATTCTTCATCTTTTCCGTCTTCTCCTTCTTTCGTTGGCATCGGAAAATAGATTGTATATCCTAACGTAACTACGCCCGAATTAAACAGCTTATTGGTTTCCTGAATATCGCAATCAGTTTCAAAAATGATAGTTTCTACATTTTCTGTTTCTGAATCACCTGCACTAGTATCAGTATCACCTAACATATCCCCATCGCTTCCGATAAGGTCTCCATCTTCTTTCGGTTTTTGTTCCGAACGGTAGAACACGCCATGATAGGCATATTCATCCAAAGCATTTCTGTCAGTGTACATAGCTTACCAATCTGTTTCTTTAATCCATTTAACCTCTCCATCGGTTTCATTGAGAGCTTCAAGTTTTTCATCCTCTCCATACTTCTTGTAAAGTCTTTTGAGTTCTGATTTGATACTCAGCAATGCAGCCGATGTAATGGTCTGAGCACCTACTGTAAGAGTATATGCGCCATGTTGGTTTGTGGTCGATGCTGTCTGATAGACACCGAATACAATCTTTTCCAAGAGTGCAATCTTGCATCTGTCTTTCTGTTCTTCTGTCAAGTCCAAATAAGACTCAACATCAGAAACGCCGCAATCCAAAGCGACATTGTTTAATGCCGACTTGTCAAAGACAAAGTTAGTCATGCCGCTCAAATAGTCCAATATGTCAAACTTCGATGCTGCCATTGAGAGATAAATGAATTAAATGTTATCGTATATTGTGAGTGAACCACCATTAACTACCTGCTGTTGAGGTATCAATGATTACGTGGTTCATAAAGTCGAGAAGTGCAGGGCAAGCCGACATCATGACCTTAGTCTGCCATTCGCGGAACTGACCGTTATCCATTGCGTAGTTTCCTACGGTAACGAGTCCGTCAGCGATTGAAGCCCAAGAAACATCAATGTTCTTTGCGCCATACTTCTGTTGAAGTGTCTGGTCGTAGATAGGAGTCCACTTGAACTCAACGCTATCACCGGTAGGGCAAAGTACAACAATCTTATCATCCCAACCTTGCACGAATGTGTCAGTTGTAACAGTCTTGTTGCGCTCCTTCTCAACTACAATCTCGATAGGTGAAAGACCTGTCATGTCTGAAAGTGATTTCTTGAAGTCTTCGTCCAAAATCTGCATGTTAGCAGTATATGAGCGGTCGTGAGCCTTGCACCAGTTGATGTACCACTCCTTAACTTCCTTGTTCTGCAAGAATACATCGCGGTACATCTTGCGAGTCATCTTCCATACGAGAGAAATCTCAGTACCGCCACGCTCATCGCGATAATCGTCTTCAATCTTTCTCATCTGTGAGATAAGGTTGCAGTCTGGGTCAGTCCAAGTTTTCGCACCAGCTTTCTTGCGGTTCTCTGTTGGGAATGGCTCAACCTTCTGCAAGAACTGCTGCAAACCTTCACCCTTGCCCTTCCAACTCATCTTTGCAGTTGTCATAATCTGTGCTGTCAAGTTAGAGAGTGTTGCCTCTGCTGAGTTCTTACCTACCTGAACAACATCGCGCACCCAAGCAGCCATAAGGTCTGCATCGTTTCCGAACTGCTCAAATAGTTTTTCCTTATACTCGCGTTGTCTTGCGTTTTCAGACCACTTGTAACCGATGAAGTCTGGAATTGTACCTGTGTACATCTCCAAGCCCTCGTTGTCCATTTCTGGAGCATCACCAAGTGGAGCGCGAAGGTGCATCAAAGGAGCTGCCTCTGCCTTGCGAGACTTGATGCTGAATGAAGCCACGCCATCGTAGTCTGTAGGTGTAGGCATAGAAGCTCTACGACCTTGTGTGAGATACCAGCCATAGTTAGTATAGAGCAACCCCTTGGTGTTCAAGAATGTTCTCAGGAAGTTGATGTTATCCTTAGAAGAGAACAACTTGGCGTATCTCGAATTGTTAAAATCAAATTGTTGCATATCCTGAATACTTAAATTAATGATATGTTATCCTATTGTTATCCTATTGAATTGGAGCGGTTAGAATCCGAACCATCCGTTCTCTGTTCTTGTGTTCATCGCAAGTACGGCTGGTGGAAGCTTGTTGCACTTAGCCAAGTTCAAGATTACTCTTGAATCCTTAATCAATGCTGGAGTGTAAGAGTACTGAGCACCCTCGCCATCCTCAACATTGGTTGACAAGTTAGGGTCATAGAAGAAGTCGTTATCTTTGTCGAAGTAAGCGTTAGGATTTGTAACCATTGCGGTTGTCTTCGCACCTACCTTTGCTGCTTCAACAAGAATATCACCCTTCTTTGCGATTGCGCCAAAAGCTGCGCCAAGAGTTACGATGAATACGTTTGCGCCGCCCTCTGTACCCTTAGTTACGCCTGTAACTGCAAGACCAGTACCAGTACCAGTAAGAGTTGATGGAGCGACCATGATGTTGTCACCGACAAAAGGAATGTGATGATAGCCATCATCAACAAGATTGATTGTCAAGTCTTCTGCTGTGACATCCTTTGCCAATTCGTAATACTTCAAAATCTTGACGGTCTGACCGCCATTCTTGCCGTAAGTGTCTGGGTCATATTCGCAAAAATCACCTGCGTAAGCCTTAGCGCGACCCTTGAACGGATTTGTGATAACACCACCAAAGGGAGGGTAAACGAATGCGTCCTTGTTGCCGCTTACGAGGTTAATGAAAACGCTTCTATGACCGCCAATCTTACCATGTGCTTGGATAAGTGTACGACCGCCAAAGTGACCGCCATACCCATGCTTCAAATAGAAATCATCTGCTGCTGCCATAATTTGTAAATTTGTTTAATAGTGAATGAATAATGTTATTCGCCTGCGTCAGGGTTCACGATGCCCACAACATCAGAGAAATCGTCAGCCTTGTCATTGTCACCACCGCCAGCACTACCTGGGGTGTTGTTGCTTGGCTTTGAATGAGAGAGATTGTAGAACTCCTCTGCATCCGTAAATTCCTGTTCGATGTCAGAATCCTTGGTGAGGTTCAACTTGCTCATGTACTTGTCAATCCACTTACTATCGTTGATACCTTTCTCCTTGAACTTGGCGAGAAGTTCACTACGTTTCTGTGATACAAGCTTAGAGGCTTCGTGCTCTGCATCCTTCTTCTCTAGAGCTTCCAAGCGTTCCAAAAGCTTCTTTTCTACAGCCGAAGGCTCTTTGTTATCGTCCTTTGGATTTGGCTTAATGTCGGGATGCTCATCGTTCCATTTCTTGATGAAGTCGGCATTGTCCTTCTCGTAGTTGCCGTTAAGGGAAACATACTGCGGCAAAATCTTCTTCACCAAATCATCTAACTCTGTATCTTCACCAACTAAGAGGTCAAAGTGGGAATCACTCAAACTCTTGATTGTCTTTTCACTGATGGAAAGGTGTTTTCCGTTTGCAGTGAGCTTTGCTTTTAGGGTGTCTAAAAGTTGTTGTTTTGTAAACTTCATATTACTAATTTTTAAAATTCTGCTGCAAAGATAATTAAATAATGTGTTGATTTATTTGTTTTTAGAAACTCTATTTGTTACGTAACCAATATAGAATTAATTTCACTCTATTATATATTATAAATTAGGTATCTTTGCAGCATGAACACGAATAAAGATATAGAAATCAGACCACAAGAGGGCTTCCAAATGTCCTTTGCAAGTAGTAATGTCGATGTGGTTTTCGGTGGTGGAAATCTCGGAGGAGGCAAAGCTGGGCTTCTCGATTCCGAGGTTGTTACACCATTTGGATTACGAAAACTACGAGACATTAAGGTTGGGGATATAATCTCCAATCCTGATACTGGTGGGCAAGAACGAGTAGTATGGTTGCACCCTATCGAAAAGCACAATTATTACCGCGTGTCTTTTGTTGATGGTACACATTTCGATTGTTCAGAAGGGCATCTTTGGAAAGTTCGTGTTGCGGGTCGAAAGACTAAAAGATATAACAAATATGGTGAGCGTGATGATTGGCGTGTTCTTCCAACGTTGCAAATGTACGAGTTTCTAGAAAAGAAAAAGAAAGGCGTACATACAAATTGGGGATTGAGCATTCCGATTAGCGAACCTGTACAATTTACAAGACCTATCACGCCAACAACGCCAAGACCAATTCAACCTTATATATTAGGTGTATTGATTGGAGACGGATGTTTTACTAATAGCGTTATAGATAACTATCATATTGAACTATGCACGCCTGATGAACATATAGTTAAGCGTTTTTCGGATAAAGGGTATAATATGACTCGTTTCTCCAAGATGCAAGACAAAGAATGTTCGATATATAGGATATATGACAAGTCTCTGATTGAAGGATTGAAGGTTTTAAAACTCGCAGGTCATACGGCACTACACAAGTTTATTCCTCAGTCATATAGGTTTGCGACAATTGCAGAACGAAAGGAGCTACTACAAGGATTGATTGATACAGATGGATATGTTGACGAAAGAGGACATATTACATATACAACCATAAGTAAACAACTCGCAGAAGATGTAGCTTTTATTGTTCGGTCAATCGGAGGAAAAGCATCTATAAGGAAAAAGGCTAATTGCGGTTACAGAGATAGTGATGGCATATTTCACGAATGTCACGATGCTTATAATATAAGTATTAATACTTGGCATAATGAAGAAATTGTTTCATTGCCTAAAAAACTCGAAAGAGTAAGGCAAATGGGATATGATGATAAAAAATTCTATTTTGAAAGGCAAATAGAAAAGATAGAGCCTATCGGAATCAAGGAAGGTCGTTGTATAACGGTTGATAATCCAAGTGGTCTATATCTTGCAAATGACTTCATTGTTACCCACAACTCGTATGGTCTTGTACTTGCGATGGCAGAGCCGTTAATGACCGACCCAGATTTTCGTGCAATGATTTCACGCCGTTCACTTGGTAATCAAAAAGCAGGTGGAGGATTCGTAGAGAAGTTTAAACAGATATTCGGAGCTGATTTTGTAAAAGTCAGAGAGAGCGAGAATCCGCGCGTTACATTTCCGAATGGAACGTTTGTCGATTTGACGTATCTTGACGATTCCAATATGGATAAGTTGAGAGAGCGCGCGAAAGGATGGGAGTACGATTTGATTGCGATTGACGAGTTGACGGAGATGACTTGGGAAGTTTTCTCATACGTTATGACTCGAAACAGAGGTCAGAGCAAGACGTTTACAGGTAAGTTCTTTGCAACACTTAACCCGAAGCGTAGCCACTGGACAAGAATATTCCTTGATTGGTATATTGGTTCAGATGGTTTTATCATCCCAGAGCGTGATGGTGTAGTCAGATACTTCTATTGTGCAGGACCGACTGTTAAGGATGTTGTTTGGGGAATGTCTAAGCGAGAAGTCTATGAAAAATGTAAGATAGATATAGACAGAAAGCTTAAAACCATTGGCGGCAACTTTGGATATGAAGTAATGATTAAGAGTTTTGTTTTCTATCAAGGTAAACTTGGTTCAAACAAGAAGATGCTTGAAAACAACTCTGGCTATTTAGGTTCTGTAGCGGCATCGGGCGGTAGAATGGCACAAGCTCTTATGGAGGGTAACTTCAATGTTGACCCCGAAGAAGAAGAGGATATTCCGATTCCTAGCCAAGCGGCAAGAGATTGTTTCGTTAAAGACCCAGCCGTAAATGGTGACAAGTGGATAACAATCGACTTGGCAGATTACGGAAAGGATAATACTCTGATGTTGTCGTGGAATGGATTCCATATTGTCAATTACGAAATCGTGATGCATTCAACACCGCGAATTAATGCGGAAAGAGCTAGATTATTCGCGGCAAGTGAGGGAGTAGCAGAGAGCCATATTATCTATGATGCCACGGCAGGTAGGTATTTCAATGACTATATACCCGATGCTATCCCTTATATATCAGCAGCAAAGGCGATGGGAATTTATTATTTGTCTGCTATGACAATAAAAGACCTATGTTACTTGCGGCTGAGCTACATGATTAAGCGAGGGCAGCTTACTTTCTCTGATAAGGTTGCAAATGCGGTTTATACGCATCAAAACCTCAAATACAGAGTTTCCATACAGAATGAGTTCATGGAAGAATGCGCGGTAGTTCGCTTTGATAAGATGCAGAGTGGAAAGAAGAAGTTGCAGAGCAAGAAGGAAATGAACCGAAATCTTGGAAAAGACCGTTCTATGGACTTGCTCGACCCTTGCGCAATGAGAATGTACCCATGTTTGAATATGGAGTATGGTAGCGAACTACAGGAAGGGTTCAGACTCGCAGCACAGGAAGTTGAAGAAAAGAATCCTAATGCACAGAGCATTTATGATGATACGTTGTACTATTAATTATAGAATATATGCTGAAAAAAGAAAATATAAAAATGATTCTTGAATCCGTGCGGATTGACTGGGATAAATGCGATGAGAAAGACATTGCGTTTGCTATCCTATGTGACGCATTGGAAGATAAGACTTTAGCGTATCGTCTTGCTTATCGTAAGAGTGAAAAGGATGCAGCGAAATTCTACGAAACTCCACGATTCAAGAAACTGCTAGAAGTGCTAGAACCTTTCGGTATCGGCAATGTTAATAACAACGCTATTACCAAAGAAGAGAACAAAAACGAGCTTCTCAAAATGCTTGACAAGATAGACCAAGCTCTTAGTGACGGAAATCTTGAACCGAAAGATGCATTGAAGATGCAGACTGATATACGTGTAAAGCTGAATGACAAATTTGAAATGGAAGAGTCACAGAAGCAGAAACGAATCATCGTAGTACCAAGCAAGCATGATATTGTTTGCCCTACTACCAATAGAGAATGTAACTACTGGCCTTCAAGAAAGGCTTGTTGCAGACACTTCGGTTTGATTGACCCACAAGAGAATAACGATTCACAAAATAACAACGATGTTGAACCATCATTAAACGACAATAACGATGAGTAGAAAGAGACAAGACATAATCAATGATTTTTTGGAGAATCCTCAAAAATTGCTTCTGAAAAAGCCGTTTTTGAGGGGTTCGCGCTCTATTACCATCAATGACTCTTCTGATGGTTCGGATATTAAGACAAACTTCCGTAAAGAGGCACAGCTTCCGAATATCAGCAAGATAGTCGTAAGCCAAGAGCGTTTTGCGAAGGAGTTAGACCCTTATTCTCACAGGGTATTGTTTGATACGAACTTACCTTCTATATGCTGCAAGCTTGATGATGGCAGTTATTGCGAGATTGAGTTTAAGAAGTTTGGCATTCCTATGCAACAACGCATTGTTGACAAGAAAGCTCTCTGTTTAGGTGGTAATAAACGTAATCATATATTACATGACAGCAATCCGACTGACAAGCTCAAAAAGAACTTTGCCGATTTCAAGTGGCATTGGAAAGAGACAAATCAGGATGGTATCGAAATGCAAGCTATACGTATTCAGCAGAGTTATGGTGATGTGGGATTACTCGTTTACATGAATGAGGATAACGAAGTAAAAAGTAGGCTATTCTCGTATGAAGATGGCTATCAGATTATCACACACAAAGACGATAATGGAGAACCGCTTCTTGATTGCGTGTATTATCGTACAGAGGATAATGTAAGACACATTGATGCATACGATAAGACATATCATTATCATTTCACAGATGTATTCGTTCAAGACGTTGATACAAACGAAGTACTGAAAGGATGGTGTTTGGAAAGCAAGGAAGTACATGGATTCTCTGAGAGTCCACTTGTCACAAAGCGTGGTGATGTTGCTTGGAATAACGGTCAAGACCTTATCGAGCTATTCGAGATTATCTATAATCTGTTTGCAGTCATTCAAAAACGTCACGGATGGGGAATCCTTTATATCAAGGGTAAACTCAATGAAACCGCAAAAAAGATTGCTGGTTCAATTATTCTGAACGATACAAGTATTGAAGGAAATGGCAGTGCAGAGTTTAAAACTCCACCTTCTCCACAGAACATGATTGAGTTCATGCAATCAATTCTCGACCAATTGCAGATTGCTACAGGATGTACATTTATCTTGCCGAAGGATATTAAGTCTAGTGGTGATATAAGCGGTTTGGCAATTCAAATGACACGTTCTTTGGATATTGAGGAGGCTAACAATGCAGCTATTGAGTGGCAGAATTTCGTTAGTAAACATTCAAGACTATTCAAGGAAGGACTGGCAAAGCAGTTGGTTGCAAGCGGCGAGAATCCTACTGCTATCACTGAGTTTAAGCAGATGAGAATCAGTACATCATTTAAGCCTTGGCAGCCATTCGATGAAAGTGCATGGAATCAGATGCTTTGTACATTGAGCGGTGCAGGTTTGATTTCTACTAAGACTGGTGTTGAAAAGAATACTGTTTCTGCACCTGACGAGGAAGTAAGATTGCAGACTCAGCAAGAAGAGGCAGATGAACGTGCCGAAAAACAAGCTGAGATTACTGCAAGGACAAAGAATACAGACAACAATAAAGAATAAGCATGAAGTCAGAATCATTATACATACAGAAGTTGACTTACGATGGGAACACTGGTAATGAAATTATCGGTTTGTTCCCATCGGAAGCTAACCCTGCTATTGTATCATCATATACATACGATGCAAAGCGTATGGGCGGTGCTCCTACCCTTACTGCTACAATATATTCTTCTGAGCCTTTGCAATGGAAGAAGGAAGAGTTCGTAGAGTACAATGGCGATAGATTCTTTGCGTCATATACCCCAAACTCTACAAAGGATAATTCGTCTAGAATGTGGAAGAGTGAAATCACTTTTACATCTAGAAGAGAATTGCTTGATAACACTCTATTCTTTGATGTTGTCGTTGATGATGTTGATACACAGAACAAAGACAGATACCGCTCAAATCAGACAAAGTTCACGTTTGGTGGAACTATATACGAGTTTGTATCTCGAATCAATAGTTCAATGGCATATTGTGGATTGTATCGTCCTACAGATGAATACAAGGGATATTACGTCGTTGTTGATGAAGGGTATGGAACAGATGAAGTTAAGGAAGTATCATTTGAAGACCAATATCTAACTGATGTTTTACAACTTATCAATACGACTTTTGAGCTTGATTACTACTGGGATGGCAACGTTTGTCATGTCGGCAAGGTACAGCACGACTTAACCGATACACCTATAAAATATGGTTGTAGTGATGCCCTTATATCTGTATCAAAGGAGAATGCAAACTATAAGATAGTTGATATGATAACAGGTTACGGTTCATCTGATAACCTGCCATATTACTATCCTAATGATGATGAGTTTGGAGAGGCAGTTTTTAATGTTGAAAATATCAATAAAGATGGTGTATCTATACAACTATCTAAAATGATTGGGTGCTTAGGTAATGCCAATTGCTATAATAACAAACTTACTCTATACAATGTTATTAATGGCAAAGAAGTATCATTAAAACTGAACTATGCAAGTGAGTTTTACTGGGCATCAAGCGAAGAATCATCATCAACAGACGGTCAATATTCTTTTGGTGATAATGTACGTATGTTTGTTGACGCTAAAAGTGGAGTTCACGTTGATTTTAGCAGTTTGAATATCACATGTGTGTATAATGGTACAGGACTTAATGGACAATACAAGTTAGTTACAGAACAAGGTATTCCTAGAATAACTATAAGATGGAAAAATATCACTACTGGTGAAGAAGGATATGTTATTTCAGATAAAAATGTAGGTACTACAGCATCAATGGATATTGTTTCACAAGGCATATATCAATTTGATGTAAATTATGTGCTTTCATACAAATCTTCATCTATTAGGATAAATACTAACGGAGTTGTGATAAACTTATATGCTCGGAAAAGCGATTTTACAATCACGAAAAGCGGTTATTTGGAAATGTCATATAATCCTAATTATGGAAACTTTGTCTTTAAGGATGCAAAAGGATGTAAGTTCTATAATTTAGAAGATTTAGGTATTACGATACCAGATGTATCATCATCTGAATATTATTCTGCTGAATATAAGTTCGATTCTCGCAAAGAAGATGTAAACAACTCTGGTTCTAAAGTAGATGTCTATTATGTAGGATTACATGACGCTGATAACGGAGCAGAAAATCCTGTATCAATAACGGTAATAGATAGAGTCTGGATTGTACCATCATCGGTACTTATGCCTTCTATATATCGCAACACGAAAGGCGCAGAGCGTTTCTATTATGCTTTGAATAACACCCATAAATTGCCTAGTGGTAGTGGATATTATGAGTTTGTAAACTTGTATAAGAAAGGAAACCCTCACCAAGGAACGGTTACTTTTGATGATATAAAACCAACTATCAATGGAATTGTAAATGCAGAAGGACAGTTGTTTGGAGAGATTGCGGATGTTGCTTTTGATAAAGAAGATAGTGATGTAAAGGATAGCGATGGAACAACATATATACATCAATATTTCTACATCAAACTACACAAGTTTAATGGAGAGTTTGGCTTTGATTTATTTAATCATGTCTTAGCCAAGGAATCAGCAAAGATAAATCTCATCAAGAGTAACGGATGCCCTGCTTGTTCGTTTGTGATTTACAATCAACCGAGTGCTGACAATTCAAAGTGTTACAATTGTGTAAGTGTTGATGAAAATGGAAACTTAAAACGAGTTCGCACAGATAAGAATGACTACATATTTGCTAACGCTAGCGATGCTTACGAAGATAAGCTAAACCAAGATTCAACTCAGAAAGAGTTATGGATTGCGGTTCAAAAGGACACATCAACACTAGGCATTGTGATGCCAAACGCAAGTGCTGGATTTAAACCGCAAAAGGGAGATTTGTTTGTTATCACAGGCATTAAACCTCCAAAAGTTCTTGTAACGGCAGCAGAGAAACGACTCGATGATGCTCTTATTAAACACATGAGTGAAAACAATACAGACCAATTCAATTACTCTGTTAAGTTTTCTCGCATATTCTTACAAGAGAATCCTGACTTTGCAAGTAAGTTGAACGAGAATGCAAAGCTTTCAATACAGATACAAGGTGATTCTGATAGCGATGGAAATCTTATCAGTCACGAAGTTTTCGTCAGCAACTACTCAGTAAAGGCTGATAACGATGAGCTGGCAGAAGTTGAGATTGAGCTTGTTAATTCGTTGGAAGTTACAAAGAGTGATGTAAAGCAGATTATTGATGCTGTAAAGGGAGAAGCGGTTAAGTCTCTATCTAGTATGGTTGGTGGAAGTAGTACTAACAACTTTAATGCTAGTATAACCGATAAGATGTATCTCTCTAAACTGAAAGATGATATAGCTAGCGGCACAATCACCTTTCAGAAGGTACAGAAGTTCTTACAAGGATTGTTCCTTGGCAACGGAAACGACTACAGCATAGACGGCAACGGAAACGCTATCCTCTCTAGTGCGTTGGTGAATCTCTTGAAATCACTCGATTTTAACGAGGCAGAGCAGAGAGGATTTGCAATCAAGCAGAGAAGCGATGGAAAGTATCAGATGCTTCTCACGGACTTGATAGTATGGGGTAAGGCGATTTTCAATACGCTGCTTATTCGAGAATTATCCTACGTTGGAGGTAACATCGTTCTCTCCCCTTCTGCTGGCAAGATAAGCTATATCAAGGAAGTATATAGCGAGACAACGAATGAGCTGATTGGCTGGAAATGCTATCTCCTCGCTGATGATGGAACGACAGCAACTATCAACTCATTCAAGGTGGATGACCAAGTTAGGTGCAAGACGTTCAACATAGCACCTGGTGTCTATGAGAACGTCAGCAACAGGGACTACTGGAGACTTGTCACAAAGGTGTCAACCGAGAACGAGGTAATCACCGATGCCGAAGGTCACGAGCTCTATGACGGAAAGAAGTTCGCTTGGATTCAGATTGCGAAGGAGAACTGCATGGAAGGCTCGAATAACCCTGCTGTAGGAGATACCATCGTCCTCATGGGTAACAGAAGCGACAGAAGACGACAGCACCTTCTGATGATGGAGACCGAAGGAGATTCCGCACCTACGTTCACTATGTACCGAGGTATCAACTCCTACTCCCTCAAAGGCAAATCAATCTTCGATGTAGGATTCAACGGCATAAACATCGTCTCAAAGTACTACCACATAACCACAGTTGACGGAGAGAAGATTTGGATTCCCGTCTATCGTGGTGATTGGAAGGAAGGTACGGAATACAGCTACTATGATGAGGTTACGTGGCTTGGCACAAGATGGCTCTGTATCTCTACAGAAGGACAGACAACGACCGATGAACCATCTGAGGATTCTCCATATTGGAAGGCTACCACCAACGTGTATACAC